CGGTAAAAAAAAAATGGAAGATAAAATTAACCCTCTGGAGTTTCCCCAATGTATGAATTTTGTACCGTTGCTAATAATGCTGTTTTAGCACTTGAAGATAAAAACGGAGCGAAGTCAGGTTCTTCTGCTGTAAACTCAAATGTAAATCCATTTAAATCCCCTTTTGCAAGTCCTGTAACTGCTGAACCATTAGTAGCTTTAGCCGAGTTTTTGTAACCCATTAATTTAACGTTTCCGTTATAGTCCTCAACGAAAACTATAATTCTGTTACGCATCATTAATGATAACTCTTCTTGAGTTTCAGGGTCTAAAATTGGTAAATTACCAACTAAAACTTGCGAAATAAATTTCGTTCCGTTATCCCAATTGATATTAGGCGTTTCTGTTAATCCTTGCGTATTACTTGAAAATTCGTATTTAAAGGTTTCGTCTAACGTTCCTAAAGATGCTACAACTTGAGCAGTCGCAGTTATTCCATAGTCAGCATATAAACCAATAAATATATTTTTAACACCAGCAACCGCACCTAAACACGCTACTTTTTTTCCTTTTGTAATAAAATCACAACTCATATATTTATATGTTTTAAAAAAGCCCATACTTAAAGGGGCTTTATGTTAATATTAAGCCTCAGGAATTCTATACCATACAATCTCTGGAGCATAAACGTAGATTACTCCAACGTTATAAACCATTGTACCTCTTACTTTTCCTGTTAACAATCCGATTGAATCCTCGTCAACTACTTGAATTGAATTGTGGTCTTCTAAAGCACCAGTTGCAAAACCTAAATTTCCTGTTTCTGCAATTACAATAGTGTTTTCAGGTAAACCACCTACTTCAACAAGTCTGTGTTTTCCAAAGATTAAGTCAGTATTTGCATTACCACCTAATCCGTTAACTGTTCCTTTGTCAATTAAGTAAAAGTTATACGCTTGTGCAACATCAGGAGAAACCATAATGTTTAAAGTTTTACGTCTTAATGCTACAGGAATAGCACCAACCGCTAACTCTAATTGAGCGATAACATTTGATTTTGTGATAGTAGTACCATCAACTGTAATAATGTTTGCATCGTCAGCAAATTGAGTTAAGAAACCATCGTATCCGTCAGTCGCTTCAACACCTTGCCAAATTTTGTCATCTGTATAAGATGCCTCTTCTGCTAATTTAGATGCGATAATTCCGTCTAAAATTTCTTTAGGGAAAACATCGTTAGCAGCACTTGCTCCCATTTCGTCAGCAGTCCAAGTAGCTCTAAAAGTTTCTTTACATAAATCAAAGTCATCTTTGAATTTTACAGGAGTTACTGCTTTTTCAGATAATACGATTGAACCTGCTGGAGTATGTCCGCAAGTATACTCTCTTCTACCATTTGTAGTTTCTAATTTTCTTAAAGAAAGTTTAGAGTTTACATTTGGATAAACTGTTACTAAATTGTTTTTTAACGTGTCTGATTCTTTCCACGCTTTCAGGAATAAACCTCCTGCTACTTTACCATTGTAGTTTGAACCTACAGTTACTGTTGTTGGCATATTAATTTTGTTTTTGTAATTCTAATAAAAATTTCTCTTGCAAGTTTTTAGGTTCTGCAACCTCTGTATGAATTGGAGTAGCTTTAGTTAAAATAACTTCTGCTTCTTCTTTTTTCATTTCAGCTTTAAATCCTTCTAATTGTGCAGCTACTGCTTTAGCAATTTCGCCAACGTAAGCTTGCATAATTTCGTTTACTTTAGCCTCGACAGAGTCATCAGCCATTTCAACTTTTTCTTTTTCTTTCTTTTGTTCTTCTGAAAGTTCTTCAACTTTTTCAGTAAGTTCAGCAACTTTACCTTCTGCAACTACTACCATCATTCCGTCGATTTCGTAAGTTCCATCAGCAAATGCTTCCGTCATAGCCTCATCAGCGAAAACCATTGTATCAACTGCTAACGCTTCCCCTTCAAAGAAAACCGCTTGCTCATCGATAGTCATAGATTTCCCTAACTTAACTTGTGTTTGATTAAGAGAGGCAAAGCCTTCTTTAATCGCTGTTAAAATAGTTTCTAAATTCATATCTGTTTTTAAATTTACATTCTCTTCTAATTCAAAAGCTCCGTCAATTGATACGCCTTTGATTTCTCCTGCTTCTATTTTAGCCATAACCTCATCATCATCAACTCTAAAAATAGTAAACCACGTTCCGATAGGTTGGTTAAATCCTTTCATTAAGCTTTTATCGTGTACATCATCCTCTTTAATCCAACTTTCAACAAAGGTTACACCCTCTAATTTTAGATTTATATCGTGTTCAAGTGTACTTTCATTTTGAAAACCACGCTTTTGGAACTCTTGCTGTGCTAATTGTATGGTTTCTTTTGGAAAAACAATATTAAAAGCATTGCCTTTATCGTCAATTCTTAATATTTTTTGGTCAGGAATAAGCACAGGAGTCATAAATAAACGTTTCTCTTTGTCTATTTCTGCTAATTTTACTTCGTAATCCTTTGACATTTGCACAAAATACTCTTCAATAGCTGGGTCTTCAACTAAAGAAATTGCATAAACGCCCTTGTTTTTATTTGGATTGAATCTAATTACGTATGTGTCCATATTTATTTAACGAAAAAAAAAGTTTATTTTACATATTGAATTGTAAAAATGTTTATATTTGCAAAGTCATTTTTTCCATAATAATTATTTTTTGAGTTAATCATTAAAGCCACCCTTAACGAGTGGCTTTTTTGTTACCCTAAACTTGCGTTACTTACTATGTTCCTATCCAAACTTTGTTGAGTTGTTACATTGTTCGCTACTACATATGCTTGTATTGGCGGTTGCTGACTTCCTAATGTTTGAGCAATTTGATTTACTCCTGCATTACCTACTACATTGAAAGTTGGTGCAGCACTTCCACCGCCACCCGTTGAACTCGCACTTATCGAAGGAGCAGAACCGCCACCGCCACCGCCACCGCCAGGCACTTTAACAGATACTATCTTTTTAACAGTTGCCAAACCAGTAGCAATTGCACCCGCAGCAGCAACTCCACCCGCAACTATACCCGCAGGTCCTGGAATAACAGCAACCATTCCCTTATAAGCACTCATTGAAGATTGTAAGGTGTCAACTGTTGTAGCTGCAATAGCCATAGCTTTACCTGCTACTGTATTTTTTCCTAATAGTTCAGAAGCGGTTGCAAGTGTTTGACCGATAGCAGCCACCATTTTAGCTTTAGCTTGTGCCTCTAATTCGTCAATCTTAATTCTTGCGTCTGCATATTGTTGCTTTAAAGTTGTTCTTTGCTCTTCGGTTAAAAGTTCATCGTTAAGTAAAGCGGTTTCTCTTTCGGTTAAAATAGTCCTTTGCTCTTCAAAAGTTAGCTTATCAAATTCCTTTTTAAGTTCTAAATCCTTGTATAGTTTTTCTTGGTCTTTTGCTTTTTTGTCTTGTGCCTCTTTATCGTCTTTTTCCTTTTGCTCTTTTTTACGATTACGCTCTTGCTCATCAAACTTTAAATTAATATCGTTTTGCTCATTCAATATTTGTAATTCAAGCTCGGTTGTATCTTTTCCGTATTTTCTTAAAAGTGCTAATTTAGCATCGTTTTTAATTTTGTTATCGTTAAGTTCCTTTTCACGTTCAGTAAGTACGCTGTCATCATTTGCCTTAACAGCCTCTTGTTGAATTTTTTTAATTTCTTCAAGGTCTTTCTTTTGTTGGTCTTTTAATTCTTGACGTGCTTTCTCCCTTTCTTCTTTTCTTCTCTTTTCATTTTCTTTAGCACTTGAAGTTTGAGCGGTTTGAATTTCAACTAAATGTCTATTTTCAATATCTTTCTTTTCTTCAAGTGATTTCTTAACATCTTGATTTTGTTTATTGTATTGCTTAACCGCCTCATTTCTATTTTCAACTTGCTTTTTAATAACTTCTTCATCAGCACCCGCTGCTCTTAAACTCGCTAAAGTATTTTGCTCCTTTTCGTAAGTATTCATTGCAATAGCTCTTTGCGATTTCTCGTAAGCTATTTTTTCGTCAATTAATTTTAATTCTAATTTACGAATAGCATCGGCACTCATTCCACTTGCCTTTGCCATTGCAAGCTCTTGCTTTTGTTTTTTATCGAATTGCTCCGCATTACTTTCTAAAGTTTTACTTTGCTTTTCAAGTGCAACCCTATTTTGTTCAACTGCTGCGGAGTTTTGTTTTGCAGCCTCTGAATTATCGATAAAGTATTTTGTCAAAGCTACACCTGCTGCAATAAGAGCTACAACCGCTGCTATAATTGCACCGATAGGATTAGCTGCTTGTGCTGCATTCCATAACCACTGACCTGCTGTAATAGCTTTTTGTACGATTGTATATTGTTGAGCAACCGCAGCCAAACGTTTAAAATCTTTAGCACTATCCGCAATCCCTGACAAACTTTGTGAGAGTGCCATAGCTGATTGAACTTTTAAAAGCGTTTCTTGTGCAGCCTCTCCTTCAACTCCTAATAAACCTAAAGCAGCTTGATAACCTTGCACCGCATTTGCACCAGCAGCAATAGCACCCGTAGCAGCTTGAAACTTTGCACCAGGGTCAAACAATTTAGAAGTTTCTTGAGCCTCTTGAATTTGGTCTTTTAAAGTCGCTACTTTTTTAGCAGCGTTTAAAGCAGCCTCTGAATAGTCGCCAAATTCTTTTTGAGCGTTTACTAATTCAATAGTAGCTTCTTTAATTTGCGTCTTTAAACTAGCCGTACTTTTATCTGTTTGTTGTACAGCCTTGTTTAAGTTATCAAGTCCGCCTAACGCTTTTAATTCGTCAACATCTATTTCTATTACTTTTGTAATCGCCATCTGTTATAGTCTTTAAGTTCTTTAAAATTCTCTGGAAATTTGTATTTACCTTTTGCAAAATCAATCGTTTCGCATTCTCCTTTTGGTGCTATCTTTAATAGCTCTATTATTAGTTTAAGCATTTTGTATAATTGTTATAGTGTCGTTTAAGTTGCTTTTTAAAACCGCAATTCTTTGAAGTCCTGAACTATTAGATTGTACATTAACTTCTAAAATAGAGCCTGTTTGATTTACTGAATTTATCATACTTTCAGGGTCGCTGTCAATAGTCCAAGTTAACTCTCCAACAGAAACAATATCAAAACTTAATAAGTGTGAACTATTGCTTATTTCTCTAACTTGCGAATTATCATAAAATTCAGTTCTAAAATCTTGTATTAATTCAAAATCACTTTCAAAGGTTGTTAAGTCAGTTGTGAATTGATTTATAATATATCGTTTATCACGAATTACAATCCTATCGTTTAGCTTTAAATTAATAAGTTCAGTATAAGGTAAACGCATTTTTACTTTTACCATTCTTGATTTTAAAGAATATAGATTTGTTAAAAATCTTGAATAATAATCACCAAATAAAGAGTTGTCAATAGCATTTAATAAATAACTACTGATTTCAATTCCCCAATTTAAAGAGTGATTTAAACCTTGATATTTTACATCTTGACCAAATACATTATAATTAGAAATTAATACAGTAGAAGTTCCGTTATTAAATCTAAAATTACAAGTTGTACGCTCATATTTATATATTATAATAGGCTTTGGAGCATACGGATTTAAGTCAGATTTTAAAGTATAGCCTACTTGTAGATTAGTGCCTGTAAATTTGTTGAACATTATATCTTCAAAAGGTAATTTAATAGCATACTCTCCGCCATCGTTATCAAATGATGCAGTTAAATCGCCATACTCTCTATTGTTATTATTAAAAAAAGCTCTGTTTAAAAGTGATTCGGATTTTTCATATTTAAAATCAATCTTCTTATATGCTTTTATGCGGTCAAACTCTAAATCAGTAGTGCAATATTTCCCCCAATCTTCTGTTATTTTTCCTAAATAATACCAATTTTCTAATTGTTCTAAAGTAAAATTAATGCCATCTGTACTAAAAGCTGTTAAATTAAACATCTTTAATATTCCGCTAAAAAAATCACTTAATTTAATATCAGGAGTATAAGCGGTTAAATCTAAATTTGTAAAGGTTGTGTCGCTTGTATCGTTATTGAATAAAGTAATTGTAGTACTTGTGTTTAAATCAAAATACGTTCCTAATTGATTAGCTATATATGACGCTGGTAATTGCGTTTGTAAATAAAATTGATAATCTCCAGGAAGTAAATTTTGAGTTACGTTAAAAATGAAACTCGTTCCTGAACCATTAATCGTAGTGTATAAACTTCCACTTCTATAAACATATAGAGTTGAGTTTGTCGCTCCTGTAAAAGTAATTGTCATTTTAAAACGCACATCGGTAACATCAGGAGAAGTGAAAGTTAAAACTTTTAAAGTGTTATCTTCAATTAAAAAGAAATCGTTACCGCTTTCATATACTAAATTTATAAGTTGCTTTTCATTTTTTTGTAATAAAGTTCTTTGCTCTGAATTTTTTAACCATAAATAAGCCTGTGTAAATCGTGTTTGATTTAAAAAGTCGCCACTAAAATTTAGATTGTATTTTGTTTCAATAGCCTCAAATACTCTTTTTAATCTAATAGCAGGGAATAGCTCGCTGAAGTGAATAGGAGTACTTGCCGAAGTAATATCATTAGTACCACCGCCCCCACTTTGCCAAGCTCTTGAAGAACTAATTAATGGAAAATGAATGTCAAAATCTAAATTTGTAGTTATAGAAGTTTGAACATTAGAGCCTGTGTAATTTAAAGAGTAATCGTTTAAAGTGTTTAAATCTTTAAGTTTGTCCTCTCCAAATTTATCAGTTAAACTTTTCAATTCTCCATAAAAAGTAATTCTATAATTTTCAATTCTATTTTCTTTTAAACTCGCACCTTCTAACTGCCATCTACCTACTCTAAAAGTAAATGTATCTATTTCAATATATCCGCTATATCTAACACCTTGATTAAATCCATTGTCTATGCTATTGTCGTACCAATGCTTAAAGATTGCATTATTTGTAGCACTTGCAGGAATAGTAAAACTTTGAGAGTAATCCGTAAAAACTTTTGATATATCGTTAATATTTTGAATACTTGAAGTAACTGAAATCTTTTCATCGTCAAATAATTCAATTCTTTTTGCTATTCCATCAACATAAATGTAAAGTGCTACCATTATATCACATCGTTTATTAGTCCATAATTGTATTCAAATTCAACCTCGTAGTTAATGTTCTTATCTTTTAAATGCGTTTTAATATCAAAACTTTGACTTTTAACTATTGCTGGTTTGTTATCTAATAATACAATCTCGCTTAACATTAAATCTTGAATTAACTCGCTGTAATTCTCATCAACCCACCCTGTATTGCATTTTATTTTTTGCGTACCTTGAAAATTAAAACGCTGTTTTATGCCTTGTAATGGATTGAAATCGATTGAATTTGGTAATAGGTTGTAGTCTTTAGATTTTACGTCTATGCCTTGACTATTAGCTTTAAAAAAAGTAAGATACTGCCAACCGCCAAAACGATTAATAAACGTGCAAATTACAGGCGTATAAATAGGCTCGCAAAGTTCTTCTGCATAAAAGAAATTTGTTTCTACATATTCAGTTGCTTGCAATATTGGAAATTTCCAAACTCCTGCATCACTTACAACTACATCCCCATAAGAAGTAGAATAGGTTTCTTCTTCTAAAAAGAAACTTACATAATTTGTATCGAAATCCTTAACGTAGTTTTTAATCGAAGTATTGAAAAGCGGTAAGAAAGTATTTGTATTGCTTTGATTGTAGCCATCTAAATAATTAGTATAACCATTTAAACAAACATAAACCTCATCAAGTATTTCAACATCATCTGAATAACTTATAACACGCATATAACACCACGTATTTACGTTTTCTTCAGTAGGTACTGAAACGCTAACAGGTGCAATAGGTTTAATAAAGCTTTGTGCTAAATTAGAAACATTCCAATATAATTTTGTTTGTGTCGGACTTGGTATCGCTTTTGTAAAAGTATAGTTTGGAGTTGTAGGTTCAGTCGTTCCCTTATTCCACAAAAACACCTCTATCTTTGCCGAGGTTTGCCCCACCTCATCAACTTCAATAAAATACGGACTTCTTATAAATATCTTTTTCATTTCTTAAATGTTGTTTCTTTTAACAATTTTTCTACATCTAAAGCATAAGCCTCTACCAAATCTTCTGGCAACCTATCAAAACCAACTTCAAAAGGTTTACTGAAAAAGCGAGTTGCCTCTATTCCTTTTTGCCAAATGCTACGAGTGATTATAAATGCTGTTTGCTCATAACTTAAAAACCTTCCGCTCTCATTATCTTTGAATTGAAAACGTCTATCTTTCACCCATTGATTAATGCCTTCCGTTAGTCCACCTTTTTTACCCGTACCCGTTCCAAATCTAAAACCGCCAGGCTTAAAAGTGCTTAATGAATTACCGCTACTTTTACCTTTCACTCCGCTATCTTGATACGCTCCATACTCTTCCATTTCAAAGTAAAGACCGATACTATTTTTTGAAGTAGTAGCCTCACCTTTTATGCTATCGTATAGCCTACGTTTTACATTTTTATTCTTACGTGTTAAATTTGCACGTGATTGACTTACGACATATTTCGTAAACTTTGAAAGTGCTTTATTTGTTTCGGTTCTATCTAACATAATGTATTAGGGAAATTCAAAGTAATCAAAACTGAATACCCATCTAATCCATTTGCAAATGCGTTATCAATTAAAATAGGACTTGAACTCGTTACAAAAGAAATATTTTCGTCATTCTGTAATCGTTCAGTCTTATTTATAATACTTCTTAATACGTCATAAGCTAAACTCCAATTGTCCCAACGATTATCATTGCCGTTAAACTTATTTGTTATCGCTCTTTTATTTGTATCTCGTTGGTCAACAACTGTTACCTCAAATGTTACATCGTTAGAATTGAAATCGTTTGAATTTACCCTTACGTTTGCCATTGGGTACAAATCTTTTTTATTAAAATCTAATTCATCCTCATTTGCTGAAAATATAGTTTTAATTCTATCGTCTTCATTTAAGTGTCCGACTATTAAATTAAGTCCTGCTAAAATAACGTTTCGCATTTTCTTGTTTAAATTTTTCTTCTTGTGCCTTATCTTTTAAATAATCGATATGCGTCAAGATTTCGTTAATATTTAGTTGCGATACAACTTTTTTAAATCGGAGCCTATCTCCTCCAGCGAGTTCATCAATTGTGATATACCAACCCCATTTTTCTCCAAAAGAGCTACTTCCGAACTCGTTAGACTTTTTAGTGTATATTGAGGGATAGTTGTCAATAAGTCGATTGTTAAACTCGAAAAAAAAACCTTTGCACCTATGTAGGCACTCGCAGGAGCTTTTCGCATTAACTCGCTATACTTATCACTCCCTTTGTATTTTTCAATTGTGTACAGCTTATTTTTCTCTCTCTTAATAGGTCGATATAAAACAGCCATAGTTTTAAATATATCTACATTCAAATACATTTCAGCATCTAAAAACTCTTCTCCTGGCATTGTATCTAAATTTGGAATAAAACCAAACTTTATACCATCAATTGTAAAATGTTCAATCGGTGGTTTTGAGTTTAACAAGTTTAAAATATTATCAGCAATTTCGTTTATATCTGACATTGAAAACTTAACTACTTTGTCAAGTTGCAATTCGCAAACTATTGAAACAATAGTCATTTTTAAAAGCGTTTCATTATCGATTAGCTTAACCGCTTCCGTAATTTTATGAAGTTGTAAGCAAGTAATTTCTTTTAGTGATGTTGGTATAGTAACTTCCATTATATTTTAAAGTTTTTATCCGTTGCTATTTCATATTCATAATGCCAACTTTCAGAAGTACCACAAGCAAGTCTATAAAATAAACCATTTTTGCATATTTGTATTCCTGTTATAATTCTCATTAGTTGCTCCTCATCTGTTATTAAGAATACAACCTCTTCAATTTTGTATTTATTGTTTATCTCCATATTATTATAACGTAATTATTTAATTTTTTTTTTATTATCCGAACATTAATTTTCCTTTTGACTTACCAAGCCCTACCGTTTCCATTTCGTGGTATCTAAAAGCGTCAATTGCGTGGTTATACATATCGATAGGTTTATTTAAAGTAGCACCTGTTTTTTTATCTTTATCCCAAGCGTATTTTCGTAACTCGTTTATTAAGTTAGTGCTTTGCTTTGTAACTAAATACTCCTGACCTTGCATCGTTTGTATTCCAAAATTAATACTATCACTTCCCTTTGTAACTCCAAACGCTCGAACTCCTAACTTTGTAAGTTCGGCTATTGATTTTGGTTCGGCACTATCACAATAGGTGGGTAATTTTGAAGTAATAAATTTTGATATCTGACTATTCGATAATTCTTTTTGGTAGCATATCTCGTTTACTATTCGTTTTTCATTCCATTTGTAAACCTCAACTATTGCGGTAGGGTCGTTTGAATATCCAAAGTCAAGACCATAACCGATTAATCTTGCATCGTTTGGTATTGTGTCAATAGTTTGCCAATTGTTAAAAATAACACCTTCAAGTGTACCTATCTGACCAAGTCCGTAAACCTTGTACCAATTTTCCCAATAGCTTGAAGTCTTTGCTTTCTCTTTTGCTTTTAAAATAAAGTTAAGAGCGGATTCAGGACAAGCCTCATTATCTTCATAGGTTACAATTATAAAATCAACATCATTATCATTTTGCAAGTCGGTATGAAACCAAAACTCGTTAACTGGATTCCAATCTAAATAAACACCTTTCTTTGTACGTGAAGCCAATTCAGTATAAGCGTGAAAGGTCATATTGTTTGCCTCATTCATATACAAATAATCACGTCTTGCACCTCTTAATTTGCTATCATTATCAGCACTAAAAAATTCTATTTGCGAACCATTTGAAAAATTATATTTAAAATCGGTTGCATTCCATCGGCTATCAACCCAACGCCCAGTTTCAACCATAATCTTTTTAAAGTCTTTCATTGCACCACGTTTCAAATGTGGTATCGATTCAGCTACAACTGAAATTTCAGATAATGGATTCTTTGCTGCAGTATCTATTAAAATCGGAAGCACCGAAAATGTTTTACCACTTGAGGTGCCCCCTTGTATTCCTTTGACAAATTTTGTCAAATTCTTTATTTTATTTATAGTTGTGGTTCTAACAAACATCTAATCTGGAAATAATGGTTGCTCGGTTATAATAGTGTTTTCTGTTTTTTCGGTAAGGTTGTTTAAACGTTGTGTTATACTTGGATTATATATCCCTGCCATACCTCCTTCGATTTGGTCTGTTCTAACTGCTTTCTTAATCGCATGACAGATAGTTGAATAATCTGAATATCTATTATCACTATTAGCAAAATAGTTGCTTAAATCGCTTATAATTCCATTATCAAAGCACCAACATTCAAACCCATCTATTGTAAGCGGTCTTTCTTTAGTTCTATAAACCATTTCAGCATCTTTACCTACATAGTCTTGAACTTGAATAGGATTACTTTTAACCCATTTTTTATAGGTTTCAAAATACTCCCACATTTTTTCAGGTGTTTCTATGTATTTTCGCTTTCCCATAATTCAACATTTATTATTAAATTTTCTTTAAAATTATAATGTAAAATTTTTGTCATTATCCCATTAGAATATTCACATTCATAATATAAACGACCTTCTGAAGGATTATCTATTAATTTTACTGATTTTAAATAATATTTATTTTTTCCCATAATTAATTCATATTTATTAATTCTGCCGATTCTATTATTTTACCTGTTTTACTATCTATCATTTCTAAAAGAAGTAATATAGTATATGTATTATAAAATGAATATGCTATTTTGTTTCTGTATTTTCCCATAATCGTTTCAAATCTTGCATATAGTTATTTTGATATGTAGCTCCGCAACTCCTACAGCTGTCAGTCTTTACATTGAATAGTCTTAACCAAATAGCCTCACACATAATTATATCGTATGTTTTACTTCTTGGAATTGGTAAACCTTCATACCAGCTAAATACTTCCGTTAAGAATTTCATATCGTCTTCAGTTGGTTTTTGTGCTTTCTTAAAAGGGAATAGCTTATTTAATTTAGATTGGCGTTGTTTACATTTATCGCACTGCTCTATTCTTAAAGCATCTGTTACAACTTTGACTGCATCTCCAAGTCCTTGCATAGTTTTAATTTTATACGTTGAAATCTTGTATATATAGTTCGGTAAGGTATCCCTGTTTCACGTGATAGTTTAGAAAGGTTTGCACCATCAATTTCTGCAATAATTTCGTTTTTATCATTCGTAATCTTTCTACCAAAGTAAGCGTAGTATAATTGCTTTTCAACATTTGAAAGTTTGTTTAAATTAATTCTTTGCTCGCTATAATCTTCATTTGATATTTCAAATATACTAAAGTCATCTATTGGAATTTCTTTTGTATTTCTTATTTTGTTAATGTAGATTGACCGCATTACGATATAGATATATCCGAAATCTATTTCGTGAAATTGTTTGCCTGTTTCGTAAAGCTTAATGTAAGTGTCTTGTAAAAGGTCGTCGGAGTTATTATGGTCAAATTTCTTTGCCATAGATAATAACTCTTTATGGTACTTTACAAGCTCGTTTAACATTATTCTTTTTTGGTACGTCTTCTTCTCTTTGGTTTATCTTCAGTAGTTACAATTTCTGCATCTACTTCAATTACTTTTAAAGCTCCTTTAAGTGCTTTGTTAATTTCTGCAATACGTTCGGCACTTGCTTCAAAAGTTTGCCCTATGTTGTATTGCTTTCCTGTTTCTTTATCTCTAAAAGATAGTTGTGTTGTTGCTTTCATATTAGTATAACGTAATAATTTACTTTTTTTATAAAATAACCGCTTAAAACTAACAAAAAAGCGGTTGTGTATAATTTTAAATATCGTAAGAACGTTTTAGTTTTTGTAAAAGTAATTAATTATTCAATACCATAATAAAAATAATCCAATTTTTTTATAATTTCTTTTAATCGTGTTGGATTTTGTTTAGTAACGTAAAGTTTATTTTTCTCAATTTCCAATTCTTGAAAGGATTGTGTTTTTAAATTCTTCTTCATTTCTTATTAAAATATATTCGTGATTAAGATTAGTTATTTTAGTTTCAAATAATTTTTGAGCATCGGATTGTTTGCCAATATCTGTTTTAAGTTCAATAAATAAAACTTTTGAATCTAAAACTACAATTAAATCCGATACGCCTGCCATTGTTCCGGTGGCTTTTAGTTTTTTTGTTTCTACTATATGCCTTGA